GCCAGGTTCTGCCCCTTCGACATGTTTAGCGTCCCTCTTATTACATTCAGGGGATAATTGGCCAAGAACTTTTAAGAACGGTAACGCAAGATCATCTTGCGTCATATTTAATCCCTGACCTGCATCAGCTTCAAAATTAACTGCAGCCAATGCTCCGTTCGTTTTTGTTGTTACATTACTCATGTTTATTGTTTCCTTTTTATTGTTGTTTTATTTCCAACATAAATGTTGAAAAGTTCCGTTGGCATGGGTTTCCCCGCCTCGATACGCTCACGGACTAGCGCTTTCAGGGTCATGGGCTCGACCTTCAGTTTTTGTGTCGGTTCGAGACCTTGACCCTTTGCAAGTTCGGCATAATCAGCCGCCTTGTTATCCTCGTTACGACCGAATGATACGGATATCTCATTTTTGATTATATCACCCAGGCCATTCTCACGAAGCCAGTTAAACGCCGCTTCTTTATTCGCTTGTGTAATAGTGGCGCTGTAATTTGTTTTAACTTCTACAGAAGATCCATCCTGTAGTTTTAGATAAGATAAACCCATTTCAGATAGCATGGTTGGTATAACCTCACCCGATATGTGTTCTAAATTTTTTTTCTTTTGTTTAAGAGATGCTTCTTCTTGTTCTATTTCGTATTGGATAGCTTGCATAGTTTTTATTTTTTCTGCAAGTTTATTTAAATTAGTTGTCTTTTCTATAACCTCTTCTTGGTCTTTCTCAAAATCAATCGCAGTCATTCATTTTCCTTGTTCCGTAAATATCAATCTCAATAGGATAATATTTTTTTTCTTGTCTATCCCATTTTAAAAGATTGAATCTACCATTTGTTATATCAGTTATCAAACAGCAGACTACACCTATTATAGCAGGATCTCCTGTTAATAACAAGTAATCTGTCGGTCTGAAATCTTTTAATAGTTTTCTTAATTTAATTATTAATGGTCCAGGAGAAAAAATCATTTGTGATCTTTCATCTAGTAAAAATTCTAATTTACCAAATTCAGATGCACCCATAATATTAAATTTAGGACGACCCTCTCTTGTGCCAGAAATTTCTTGCACAACATAAACTGTTGATGGTCTATCTTTTTTTACTTCTGAATAATTAATACTTTCTTTATCTTTCATATTGACTTTTTAGCAAAATCCTATATATCTGTCAATAGAAAGATGAAATATAAATTTAAGACAAAGCCATATGCACATCAGATTACTGCGTTAGAAAAATCTTGGAACCAAGAATCTTTTGCATATTTTATGGAAATGGGTACCGGCAAAACAAAGGTACTAATAGATAATTTAGCAATGCTTTACGATAAAGGTAAAGTAGATGCTGCCTTAATTATTGCACCTAAAGGAGTTATAGGCACTTGGTACAATCAGGAGTTGCCTGAACACTTACCTGACCACATAGAAAATGTGACCGTAATGTGGCAATCAAACATTAATAAAAAACAAGAAGATAAATTATTACAATTATTTGAAATAGAAACAGCTCTTCATATTTTAGTAATGAATGTAGAGGCGTTTAGCACAACAAAAGGTAAAGAATTTGCAATGAAATTTTTACGTGCACATAAACCTTTAATGGCTATTGATGAGTCTACCACAATAAAAAATCCAAAAGCAAAAAGAACTAGAAATATTTTAGATTTAACAACTCTTACTAGATATAGAAGAATAATGACAGGATCTCCTGTTACTAAAAATCCATTAGATTTATTTACACAATGTTATTTTTTAGATCCTTATCACTTAAATCATGAATCTTACTACTCATTTAGAATGAGATATGCTATAATGAAAACAGCTAATATATCTGGAAGGTCAATACAATTAGTATCCGGTTTTAAAAATTTAACTGAACTATCTGATAAATTAAAACCTTTCTCATATAGAGTTTTAAAACAAGATTGTTTAGATTTACCTGATAAAATTTATTTAAAAAGACAAATAGATTTAACGCCAGAACAAAAAAAATTGTATCAACAAATGCGTAAAGAAGCTTTAGCTACATTAAATGGTAAAACTGTTACAACTACAACTGCATTAACTCAATTAATGAGACTGCATCAAATAACTTGTGGTCATTTTTCTGCAGATGATGGAACCATACAAGAAGTTAAAAACAATAGACTATCAGAATTATTAGATGTATTAGAAGAGGTAGATGGTAAGGCTATTATTTGGGCCCACTATCAACATGACGTTAGAAATATATTTAAAATTATAGAAGAAAAATTTGGTCCGGGTTCCGTGGTCCATTACTATGGTAAAACGTTACCTGAAGAACGAGACTATGCAATTAAAAATTTTAAAACAAATAAAAAAGTAAGATTCTTTGTAGGTACCCCTCATACTGGAGGTTTTGGTATTACGTTAGTTCAAGCTAATACTGTTATCTATTATTCTAATGGTCATGACCTTGAGAAAAGAATGCAATCAGAGGACAGAGCACATAGAATAGGGCAAAAAGAAAAAGTAACATATATAGACATTATAGCAGAAGAAACTGTGGATACTAAAATTGTTAAATCTTTACGTAAAAAAATAAATATTGCTTCACAAGTCATGGGAGAAGAGTTAAAAGAGTGGATATGAAGCGACCACCTTTTCACATAAGAATGGCAATATTATTCTGCGTAGGAGCATTTACACCTGTTGTAATAACAACAATATTAAATCATAACTTTGATTACTCCGTGCAAAAATCAATGGAGTTAACTTTTATATTATGTATTCCTGTTGCCGTCTGGATGGCCAGCAAAATAAATGAACGCTGGCATGATGATTCAGAGGATTAAGTTATAAATCTTTCTAACGCTAATAATGCAACAGCCCCCACAGCTGTTAAAAGAACCCAATAGATTTTGTCTATCTTGCCACCCAATTTGTGAATACCATGATGCATGTGTGTAATATCTTTTTTAACACCCTTTATATGTCCATACAGGGATACAATGTGTTCTCTAGTAGTTTTAGGTTCAATAGCCATTAAGTTCTATTCCTTTGTCTTATAATCTGTTCTTCGGGTGACAATAAAGCAGTTTCTATTGGTGTCAAGTTAGTTTGTGGTGACACTTGAGCGTTTTGTATTGGTTGTACTATTGGTGTTGCTGATCCAACTTCTGCTGGCAGTGAACCTAAATTTTCTATTTCGATTGGCTCTTCAAAATCAAATGTAGGATACTCACCATCTAAAGTTAAATTTCTTAATCGTCTTAAAATATTACCTATTGTGATAGCTGTTTGTGTATTAAATGGATTATCATAACCATTCTCTCTTGCATTTCTTATAAATGCATCTTCTAAACCTTCTGGTATATCAAACGGTTTAAATCTATTTTGTGTTAAAGCTCTATACTCACGTTTTAAATTACGTTTATCAAAAATTTCTGCTATCTGTCTATCACTATAATCTAAAGATTTCATAGCATCTATACTCTTTCTCATTTGTTGCATGCCTTTAAATCTAGCTTCATTACCTTTTATAAAACCATCTATGATATCTTCTGATTTTACATTACCTTGTGGTCTTGGTAGTAAAGCTCGTGAATCTCTTAAGTTTTTGTTGTAGTCTGTAATTTTGTATCCCATGGATTCAGGTATATCCATTTTAATATTTCTAAATCCAAAAAATCCACCAATCTCACCTGATAGAGATAAATCTCTACCTGTTTCTGGGTCTTCACCAAATATTGCTGCTTGTCCTACTCTTGTAAACTGTGGAACAGAACCAGGTAATAAGGCTTCTGATACGTGTTTTAAAACTTTTGCATATTTATCACCAGCTGGTTCTTCAGGATTATATAGTCTTCTACCAGTTGCTGTTCTACCGCCTCTAGAAAACACATCTTGTATTGCACCGAACCAAATAGATTCACTAATGAAAGGATCAACTAATCTAGATATACCTCTTGATGTACCTTCTACTAAACCTTTTATTAATGGTTCTTCATCTTCAGCTTCAACGTTAGCAATAAGAGATTGTATTGGATTTATAACTGTATCATAAGCAAAGCCATGACTAAAATCTGTATAATATAAATTACCATCTTTATCTTTATTAGGTATGATTGTAGATTCTCTAGACCAATCTGGTAAAAATTCTCTCATGCCAGCTAATTGTTCTCTGGATATTCCATATAAACCTCTAAAACCTTCAACTACAGTTGGTGGAATTAATGTTACTGCAGTTCCAAAACCAACTAATCTTCTTGCACCAATACTTCGTGTTGCAGGATTTTTTAATTCTCTAATACCTTGTTGTGCAATATTGTGTGATGTTCTTATTATCTCTGCTGGGAAAGATACGAAATTACCAAGAGGTGATCTACGTAAACCTTTTATAAAATCAGAAACATATGCATAGTTTGGCACTGTATTTCTAACAATACTAGCTGCCTCTCTTGCCATTTCTAATTTACTTCTATTTGGAAAAGCATTTAATAAATTGTCATACTCTGCAAGATAGTTATATATTTTATAAAAATCATCTTCCGCTACATATAAATCTTGCGCACCTCTAAATATTCTATTAGTTCTCTTACCAAGTTTACCAAAAACTCTTTCAATAACATCCCCACCTTTTGATATATCTTTTAATAATCCTTGTACGTCTTGAAAAGTAGAACTTGAGTTTACTACACCCTCATCTAATAGAAATCTGTAGAATGCTTGGTCCTCTGGTAAATTTCTATATAATAATTGTGGTTGTATTGTATTAAAAGATTTTTTAAAATTACTTAATACAAATGCAGGGTTTTTAAATAAGTTACCTGTACCCAAACTAAATGCAACAGCACTTGTAAAGTTACGCATGTGTGTAAACGGACTTAAAACTGTTTTTGCAACTTGTGCTAATCCTTTCGGTATAGCTATAAAGTGTCTATATAATGCTTCTTTCATTAAACCATCAAAAGGTAGTTGTTCTGCAAAATTTATTGCGTCTGCAAATTCTTGTGATGTAAACTTACCATTTAATGGATTTGTATAAACTTGTTCTCCTAAAGATGAGCTTAATTGTAATCCTTGTCTACCTCTCATTATTTCTCTATTTGGTAAAGCATTTCTAGCTGCACCAGGAGTATCAAAAACTAATTTACCTGTTTTAGCTATAGTATTGTAAAATTCATCTCTTGCAGAAACACTGGCCAAAGCTTGCATATTATTAATAATAGTTCTTCTAGCATCTTTAATCTCTCCAAATAATTCTCTAAATGCTTTCACATCTTTTTGTGATTTTATTAAATCTTTTGCATCAAATTTATTTTGACTTATAGCTTCAGCGATATTTACTTCTTGAACTGCTACATCTGATAAAGCATTTTTGTTTTCAAATCTAAATACAGGTGCTCTAGTGACTTTATCCATTTTTACACTTTCCATCATTTGATCAACTTCAAGAACAGCCTCTTGTCTATTTGCATAAGGTCTTTTATTTGCTCTAGCATAATTCATAAACAAATCGACAACTCTATCTTTTGCATCTTTTGTAGGTTCGTACCTGTTTAATTTAAATAATTTTTTATTTTCAAAAATTTTATAATCATTACTTAATGTATATTTTAATCTATTACTAAAAAATTCATTTAATTCTTTATTTCCTACATTTACATTACCACCTTGTAAAACTTGTGATTTTAAAGTGTTAAATGAGTTTCTTGCATCTGTTAAAGTGCCAATTAAAGATTGTCTTTGTTCTTTTGGTACACCTATATTTTCTAATGATTTATTAAAATCACTTAATTTTTTCTTATCAAAATATTGAAATAAAAATTTATTATCTTTTATTTGATCTTTTCCTGATTTAAGTAAATTATCCATTTGTTCTACTATTAAATCTGTATTCTTTACTCTACTAGCAGCGTCAATAGTTTTATCGTAAACAGTTTTTAACACTTCATCAGTGTCTCGTAATAAATCTTTTGCAACAATAGCTGCAGATCCTTCTCTACCCTCTACTTTCATTTGTGCTTCAAATAAATCTTGTCTTTTTTTACCTCTTGGTCTGAATGGTGCACCTAAATATTTATCTACTATTCTTTCAAAAGAAGAATTACTAAAAGCTAATTCTTTACCTTTTTTTGCTAACAAACTTGCGGATTTACCCACGCCATAAGCAAACGGTGATATTAAAATACCTTCATAAAAAAATTTAGCTCTGTTTTCTAATCTTCTAATTGCATCATCAGAACTATCTTTTCTTTCGTCTCTATCTAAATCTGTAGGTAAACTAGATATATCTCCAAATGTACCAATATCCTCTATATCATAGACCAACGCAGCACCTGCAGAACCTCCTGCAGCAACAGTTGCAAATCTACCTAATTGTGAAGCTTTTTTTGCTGCTTTAGATATATTTTTATTATTTAATTGTACTCTTTTTCCTTTTTGGATAGCTTGCACTGTTTTAGAAGCAATAGTAGATGCTATTTTAGTTCCAACACCTGCCGGTATTCCAACTTGAACTAACGCCTCTAAAATTTTTCCTGCAGCTGAATCTCTAGCTCTATCTTCTAAACCTTTAACAACGTCTCCAACAACAGAATCATCAAGAAATTTTTCTAATCTTGCAACAGCACTATCTTCTATTTTTAATCCTTCACCTCTTACAGCATCATAAACTTCTGCTGCTACTGACGTAAGGCCCAAAGGTATTTTAATTAAACCTGATCCTATACCAGATGCTATGGATACAGCTAAATTTGTTTCGTTTTCTTTTTCCGGTTGTGAAAAATCAAAAGGGTCGTACTTTTTTACAGCCATTTTTACTCCTATTCACCAGGAGTTTGTTCTGTCGTAACTTTCCCTGATGTATCAATAAATCCTATGTCTATGAATTTTTTTGCTTTTTTATCGTATCTTTTTAATTTACCATTTACTGGTTCTATATATACAGCACCATCTTCATAATCTGTTCTACCTTTGTAAGCATAGGGTTGAAGAACATCAAATGGTATTTCTTTATTATTTTGTATAATTTTTGTTATGTTTGCTTGATATGGCGCAGCAAATTCTGCGATTGTTGTTGGAACATTATCATTCACTAAATTATCTTTTGCAACAGCGATTGGATTTCTTTCTTTTCTAAAAGGACTAGCATCTTTAAGCCTTGCTGAAAGTATTTCATTTAATGCACCTTCATAGTCATTAAAAAATTTATTGCCTTTTGTATTTGACATAAGTCTAGCTTGTTTTTCTATTTCACTTCTATCCATCATTTTTAATTCTTTTTGAAACTCTCTTTCTTCTTCAAGAGCTTCTTCTTGTAATTTTCTAGCCTGCATTGCTCTAAATGGTTCTTTTGCAGATTCTGCAGCTGTAGCAAGTAAACCACCTCTAGGTGTTGCTGATACTAAATTTAAACCAAAATTAATTAAAAAATCATTTAATGATGGAGTTCCAAAACCTCTCATAGTTCTCATACCTTTATCATCAGATCCACCTCCACCTTCACCTTCATCTTTACCTTTGATAATAGATGGTGTTGATTTTAAATCTGATTTAGGTAAATCTATTTCAACATTAGCATCAGATTTTAAAGTAGATGTAATACCTGTTCCAGTTGATGCATCAGACATTGTTCCAGTATTTAAACTAGCAAATCTAGGTTGATCTATTTGAGGAAAATCTTCATACAAAGGAGTAGGTATTGTTCTAACTCTTCTTCTACCACTTTCCATACTAGGTAAAATTGTTCTAGGATCAAAAAAAGGATTTGTAGTTCTTTGAGATCTTCTTTGTTTTCTACCAAATGCACCATTGGCAAATCTTGTACGCATGCCATCCATGATGCCAACGTCTTCAACATCGCCACCCATTTTAAACATTGGTCTTTTTAATATTCTATTCATTAGTTTGTTCTAGTTCTAAATGGTCCTACTATATTTCCGTATATTCCAGCTAATGTAGAACCTACACCAAGAGCTGTCTGTAATGGAGTTGGGTTAGGCACAGATGTAAATTGTGTTCTACCTGGGTAGCCACTAATTAATTGTGCAATACCTGATCCAAAAGTATTTAATCTTTCATATGGTTCAAAAGCTGCAAGTCTATTTGTTTCTCTAGCTGCATCTGCTTGAGCCTGAGCTTGTGCTTGTTGGATAGCGCCCACTGATCCTAACGTGCTAATATCTGCTCTTTGTAAACCAGGAACTTGTCCAGCTAGTCCTGTTTGAAATTGTCCTAAACCTAATCTGCTTTGTGCTAAACCTTGTCTGTTTGCTATATCTTGTTGTCTTCTGGCTACTGCATCACCAAAACCTTGTTGTAATAATCCTGCTTGTAATAGTGCACGCTCTCTATCAGATCCCGTTCCGAACTCGGAAAGCTGTACGCCTGCTCTACCTGCACCTAAAACTCCTAGCGCTGCTTGTTGGTCCTTGATTCGTTGTTCTTGTATAGCTCTGTTTCTATCAAACTCCGCAAGTGTTGTATCAATAACTTGTGATTGATATGGAGACATAAAATCTTGAATTGTTCCTGCGCCTGTACCTGCACCAGATCCTAACATTGCTTCAGCGCCAGCTATACCTGTTGCTGCTTCACCTGCTCTTGCTTGTGCTGCATCGATAAAAGGTTGAAAAGAAGCAATACCAGATTCAGCTAAACCAGCTGCTCTCGTCTGTAATGGATCTTGTTGCGCAACCGTAGGTGCAAATTTTGATGTATCAATAGGTTGAGCCGTTAACGCTGTTAATTGCTGTCCATAATCTGTTGCTAGATCTTCTATAAATTGTGGTGGTAATACTCGTGATTCTGTTATTGCCATTATGCTACCTTATTTTCTAATTGTTTCATAGTTTTATACATTAGATCTGCGCCTTTATCAACGCTTCCTCCACCTGCAGCTCTAACAGCATCTGCAGTAAATACAAATTCATTTTTTGATAATCTTGCTGGACCTATTCTACCTCCATCTGCAGCGGCAGTTTCAGGTATTAAAAAAGGATATTTAGTTCTTAAGCTAGCAGTGTTACCAGATGCGTATGCATCTTGAACTTCTTTTCTAATCGCAGTCACATCAATACCTGTTCTATCTGCTATTCTTTGACTTAAAGATTCTTGTTCTTCCTCTTTAGGAGTCAAAGCTCCTGCTAATGCTGAAGCACCAGCTATAGCTGAAAATACACCTTTATTAGTTAAATTTTTAAATGCAGGTTCACCACCTTTAAACATAAACTCTAAAAATCCTGGACTTTTTAAAAATCCTGCTCCTGGTATTTTTGCTAAAGCTCCTGATGCAAAAGGTCCTGCTCCTAAACCATAAGCACCTAATCCAATTGCTAAAGCAGCTTTACCTATTGGTGACTTTGCAACTTTTTTAACAGTTCCAGTAATTTTTTTAACAAGACTTCCTAAACCATACTCTTGTCTCATATCTCCACCTTCAGCTAATCTAAATCTTTCAGGTAATGTAAATCTTTGCACAAATTCATTTTCTACTTCATCGTCATCGCTATCGTCTTTGGCTATCATTGTTGGTGCAATGGGTATGATGGGTGTTGATGGTCCATCATCTCGTCCAGAAGGAGTATTTATATTCATGTTTCCAAAAGCTTTTTCAAATTCTGCTTGTGTTAAAATCCCTGTTGTTTGAGCTTTGTTTATAGCTTCTCTTATTCTCTGAGCTCTAGTTGCATCTTTTCCAGACAAACCTATTTCATCAGGATCTATATCAGTATAAAATTCAGGTGCAAATTTTGGTCTACCTATATTAAATGCACTTAAGAAACTAGGAAGTTTAGATGCTTGACCATACATTTGGTCTATTTGATTTTTTAAACTAGCTATTCTAAATTTTTCAGCAGGGTTTAAATCATCTGATCCACCTCCTCCAAAAGAAGTTGCCGATAAGTTAGCTGCAACATTTGCTGCTTCAGAACCTAAATCTCCTGTATCAACGGCACCAGAATCTCCAAATCCACCACTCATGCCAGCATCATAACCAGATTCTACTCCTGGATCATATCCGCCACTATCCATTCCACCAAATTGGAAACGTTTTCTGGGCATTCCACCTTCCATCATAAGTTGTCTAGCTATTTGTGATCTTGTTATACTCATATTCTCCTAGGTCCGAAACTCCACATTACTTTGTTTTTCCAAACAAATCAAGACTAGGCATTATTACTCTCACATCTCTTCTTATGTCAGATTCAGGTATGCCTTTAGCCTTCCATTCTTCATCATTTTTATATTTTTCACCTGTTTTAAGGTTACTAATCTCTTCTATAATTTCTTTTGGTTTAAGTATTTGCACTATGTTACCACCTCTCTCGGCTGTATTTCTAATATTGAAGCTATGACATGCAGCTCGTTCGCGTCAGCAGCCTGTACTTTAAGTATCTCACTTTCTTCCATAACAAGTGGATTTGTTAAAAGTTCTGTTGTTGCTTTAGATGATATAGCTTTATCTTTAAATAAATTAAATATATCACCATTAGAATTTACTAATGTTATTGTTATTGTAGATCCTGATCCAGCATCTTCAGACACTAATAATGATTTAACAACAGTAGTTGTTGCAGTTGGCACTGTATACAAAGTTGTAAGATCTGTTGTAGTTAAATCTACTTTTTTATTTTTAAAACTATTAGCCATTAATTTAAAAAGAAGTTAAATGCTTCTACCTCCTCTTTTAATTCTTCTTGATATGTTGTATTTAATTTTTGTATGACACCATCTAAATCTCTAACTTGTGCGTCCGCTACTTCTTGTTTATATTCTTTACTAGGTCTTGTTAATACTTGTACTATCTTTGCCATTATCTTCTACCATCTGGTTGTATATCTAATCTAAATGTTCCTAATTTCCAGTCTTGACTTGATCCTGTGTTTTCTACTTTTAAAGCGATAGCTCTTGCTCTTGCACGTGTATCTACTTTTTGTGTAGATGATGTAACCGTAAATGGTCCCAAAGAAGAGCCTGCTGCTGTATCGTTAGAATAATTTCTTAAATTTAAAGTCACTTGTGTATTACCAGTTTGAGATATAAAGTCAGGAACAAATCTTCTTATCTTCATTATAAATTCACCATCTCCACGAATAGTTGCATTTGATGTCATAGTGCCTCTAATAACTTGTTGTGTAATATCAAAATCTCCAGATAATATATTTGCTGTGATTGCTGTTACTGCTCCACCTTTTACTTGATCTGTTCCTGTTTCGTGTTGATAATATGTTGACACACCATCTGTATTACCTTGTATATAAGTTGATGAACTAGATCCCTCCACAGCATCAGGATCATACTCTAACGCGTGTGGTGTTCCAAAAACAGCTGAGTCCGACCAAGCAGTTCTAGCTAAAGTTCCAACAGTCCAAACAGGTCTTCTAGGTGAAGAATCAAAATAATTATAACAAACCATTCTATTAACAACAGATGATGTTGATGAAGGGTAGAACCACATAATTTCACCAAACAAATTATTTAATCCTGCATTAATCATTTGGTTTCCTGATGCTAAATTTATATCATCGTATACATGATCTTCTACTAAACAAGGTAATGATTCTAAACTACCAGCATATTTAAAGAAACCATTTTCTGATAACCAGTACGCTGCACCATCAACCTCTACAACTGCATTCTGTCCTGCTAGTCCACAGTTTGTGCCAGCTTGTGTAAATGCAAATGTAAAAGGTTGACCAACAAAACGCATTAAAAATAATGCTGTATCTGTATAAACATAAATTGCATCTCTACCTCTAATCGCTCCCATGATCTGTGATCCGTCGGCCAGTCTTTGTGTACCAGCATCATTTGTTGCTGTAGGTGTGTAAGTATTAATGTCTTCAACAGCAGAGAATCTAATAAACATATCATCTTGAGTTGTTTTAGTACCAATAGTTCTTTCTGTTCCAAAAAACACTAAGTGTCTATCTGGTGTAGATACCAACATGTGTCTAGATGCTGTTGGTGCACCAGTTATAATTGTAGCTCGTGTTGCTGTTGCATTTGTTGCTGAAGAATCCCATTCAAAAACTTCACCATCATGAATTAAACAAATAGCTTTATCACCAAAATTATCAATAGACCACATACCAGGTTCTAAAACTAAGTCTCCTGATGCAGCTTCACCCCACGCTACATAATTTGCTGTGCTAGTTACCGTATCTCCAGCACCATGTGATACAGCCGTAGTATTTCTTACACCTCTTGTTACACCAGTTAATTCGTTAGATGAGTTAATACCTGTATAAGATAATTCTTCCGTACCTATTAACAAAAAGTTTGTGCCTGAACTTGGAAACTGTGATGGGTCTGCTAATGTAATACCAGTCGTTGCTGATGAATTAATAGCTGCTGATAAAGTTGTAGTAAAAGCTCCTACCTCTTCACCGCCCCAAGTTCCCAAAGACCAACCAAAACCTTGAGCTTGTACATCTGGACCTACAGAATAATAATGTTGAACTCTAATACCGCCTGATGTTGTTGCACCAGATCCTGTTTCATTTGATGCCATTGTGATTGTTATAGTTGAACTTGTGGGCACAGTCGTAACCATGTATCTAATATCATCAAATTCTGTAGCTGAAAAATTAGAATTAGTTATAGCAGAAAAATTATCTAATAATATAATATCACCTTTTGATATGCCGTGATCTCCACTAAAAGTTATTGTAACTTCAGTTGATCCGTTAGTCGTGGTAAATGCACTTGTGAGAGTTGTTGTAGATTTAATAGGGTGTATATCATAAAATACACCTCCTGAATAAGCATACAAAACTCTATTTGTCCCTATAATAGAATATTTAATTCCTTGGCTATTATTAAATTGATGTAATTTTCTAGCTGCCCCAGATAAATTATCCGCTCCTAATTGTCTCCAACCACCTATTTTTTCAGGTGTACCATATCTGAAACGAACATTATCACAATCTACCCACTGGCCCTCTGCAGTGGTTTCTGTGATTTGTTTATTTATACCAGGTTGAAACCCTATCTTTTGTAGCATAGATCTCCAGATTATATTAGATTGCGTTGATGTTCAACGTTATTTGACTATTCCTAGCATAGGTCTTTTATCATACAAATTGGACTTTGCAAACCTTCCATCTGCATGATTATGTATACCTTTATACTCGTCTATGACGTTGTCAGACCCCGTAGGATCGATAAATATAGGCCAGTTATCTCCGCCTAGGTTTAGTGTAGTCGATATCTCACAGCTAGGCCTATCTTTGTGTCTTTGTAAGATATTACCTTTTCTATAAAGTCTTGTATAAGAATAAGTAGGAACTAATTTAAGACCTGTTTTCTTTTGCATAACATCTATAGTTTTAACTAGTAATGTCTCCATTAATCTATCACTATATTTAGCATAAGAGTTTGGAACTTGTCTGTCGTTAAAATTACCAACTAATTTATTACCAGCATGAGTTACGCCATTGTTTAACATCCAATAATCAGCTTCTGCTGATATTTGTAAATATCTATAAGCTATTTCTGCAACTTCTTTAGATATAGCACCACGTATAATTTGATATTTATTTTTTTTAAAACTCATATTTGTATAAAATTATAAGATACTGATATTCTCCAGTTCTTTTCACCTTTGTCTGTATTTAAATTTATATCAACACCATGAGGCAGCCAAGATGGAAAAAATATCATACGACCTTCTGTAGGTTCATAGGCACAAACTCTCCATAATGCTTCTGGCATGCCCTCTACTCTTCTAGGCATATGTGTGTTTGGTCCTGGTCTAGGATCCTCTAAAAATAATTTACCTGAACTTTTGGGTACTTTAACATAATAAACTCCAGACCATAATGAATTAGGATGTGTATGAGTTTTATTATAACTATATGTAGGATTAATATTAGCCCACATATTACCAAGTCCTAGTTTACCTTCTACACCATAATCTTTATTACACTCATAGGCCATCTTAAATAATTCTTCTATTAATGGTTTATATTCTTTTTTCTTATCCATATCTGTTTTGCTGTGCCAACCAAAACCAGAATTAGTTTTTTTCTCTCCTTCAGGATCTGCCTTACGCCATTTTTTTATTTCTTTGAATAAATATTTATTTAATTCTTTTGAGTTAGGTATATCTTTAAAATATACAGGAGTTGGAAATAATATTTTTCTTTGTAATTTCATTTAAAAGGAGGTCCTCCAAACCACATCACTAAAGATTTTCTCACACCTTTTTTAACCGGCGCAACTTTGTGTCGTAAAAATGATGCAAAGAATATTGCTTGTCCTTGTTTCATGGGCAGTGGTTTGTTATCACCCATTTCTGAAAATGTAAGCTCACCACCTGTAAACTCTGATGGATCAGATAATAATAAAGTCATAGATATTTTACGTATTGGATTTTGACCATCTTGACCAAAAGCATTTAAATCCATATGCCAATCGTAAAAACCTTTTTTAGGGTATACCGTAAACTGTGCTGGTTCTGTAATTCTTACACCATCAAACATAAAATGATTTAAATTTACAATAGATAATTGATTCTCAATAATTTTGTACATTTGTGGTAATTTATCAAAAGGTATCCAAGATATAGTTGTCACTCTTTTTTTAGTATCGTATTTACCTTCTTCACCTCCACCCACTTTAGCATCTTCAGGCTTACATTGATGACCAGCGTCAATGATCATTTTACACTGCTCTGGTGTAAAAACTGGATTAGTTGTTTGTGCAACGTAAGATTGCCATCTTGGCATTCGTGGTACTTGTGTCATTCGTTTTGTCCCGATCCAGTTCGTGATGCTACAGGATTATAATCAACATCCACATTACAAACTAATGTTCTTCTTGTTTCTTTGGTTCCATTAAATGGATATACGCAATGTCTCATGTCATACGGAAAAACATAAAAATCACCTATCCTCATGTTTGGTGCATAGTCTGTTTTAGAAAATTGACCATTAGCTGCTCCAATAATTTGTAATCTACCATTCATGGGTTTTTCTTTAGCAGAATATTCTACACCTGTTTCTTTTGGTAATTTTAAAATCATCACAGAAGATAAACCTGTATAAAGTTTACCTTGGTGTATGTGCACAGGATTATATTCGTTAGCTTTCATCTCATTAACCCAAATAGAATTTATAGATTTATTTGTTGGACCTATCTTATTCCAATCTGTGTAGTGATCAAAGATACTATGAAACCATTTAAGTATATCTTGTGGTAGAAAAGAGTGCTGATGCATCTTATCGTTGTTAGGACCAGAATAAAATAAAGATACTTCGTCTTCTATTTTACCCACTAATTGTTTATTGGCTTTTGGTAATTGTTTTTTTTGTTTTTCATATATCTCATTAAGACCTACAAAAATTTCTAAAGGGACTTGATATTTTAAAACTGTTTGCCCTAAATAGACAAAATCAAACTTCATTTTAATTTTTTAGTTTTCTTAGCATCTAAAGATAAAGTGTTTTCTTTCAAACCTTTTTCTAAAGCTTCTAATTGTCCTAATATGTTAAATACTTCTGGTTGTGTTGTACCAGGAGTTATTGTTTCTTTCTGTCTTTGGAATCTTAATAGATATGATTTAGCTTGGTGAGTATTCACGTCTCTATCGTCAAAAGAACCATCGTGAAATTCTTTTTTAAGTTTAGACCAAGTTGCTACTTCTCTCATTCTATGTTTAGCAACTAATTCCATTTGTGCTTTTGCATATAATTTTTCTTCTAGCTCAACTTGTTTAAGTTCTTTCTCTAATGAATCTTTTTCTTTTTTAATATCTCTTTGTAATTTCTTTATCTCAACTTCATTTTTTCTTGCATCAAATGATAGATGAACTAAATTTTCAAAGTGTGTATTCTGCTCTCTCACAGATTGCCAATACTTTGCAGCTTTAGTTGGATATTTATTATCAGATAACACAGAGAATCTCATTTCTGTTTCTGTACGAAACATTTGTTTCTTCATCCATGTATCTTGTAATTCGGGTATTAATTTCTTAAAATTTTTAACATCATCTTTATCTAGGATGTTTGTTAAATACTTTGATTCTGTTTCTAACTTGGTAGCTATATTACGTTTTTCTTTTGACATTCTGTCTCCTTTATTCATTCTAATATCTTTATATACCTTTCTATATAAAGGTCAAGTCTACGATACGGTTATTGTAGATAACGCAGCATCAGCTGTAAATTCTTCAACATTTCCAACTATTGATGGAGTTTGACCACCACCTATTATACCGTTTACTCCAGCCGCTCCCGAACTTGCTACTCTAAATCTTCCTGTTGCCATATCATTTATTTCAGACCAAGAAGAACCATTCCAACTTTCACAATTTGTTACTATTGTTGGTGTGTATCCTGTTGCTGCAATAGTGGTACTTTGTAAACCAAAACCTCCACCTGTTGATCTAGCAGTATTTAAATCACCTAATTCTGTCCAAGCAGTTCCATCCCAAGACTCATTTTTAGCTGTAAAAGAACTTCCAGGATCACCAGTAAAAGTTAAAGCGGCAGTTTGAGTTCCTGATGCAGCATTAAAATATCTGCCTTCATTTAAATCACCAACTTCTGTCCAACTTGAACCATTCCATGATTCAACAAAAGCTCTAGGTGAAGGTCCACGTCCTATTGCTAAAGAAGCTGTTTGAGTCCCTGCTCCTGCCGCATAAGCGTGTGTAGAATTTAATTCTGCTAATTCAGTCCACGACGTTCCATCCCACGATTCATTATTAGTGGTGTCAGATGGCCCTGTTGTTCCACTTGCAGCTAACGCTGCAGTTGTTGTTCCTTGTTCTGCAGGACAAAACATAGCACTATTTGTATTTAAATCTGCTGTTTCAGTCCATGCAGTTCCATTATAAGTTTCTGTTTCACCACGAGTTGTAGCTGTAGGGTTAAATCCTCCAAAGTGAATAGTTGCTGTGTTAGGCCCCGCTCCACCTCTAGCACTTCGAGCTGCGTTTGGAGTGGCACCACTCGACCAAGTCGCTGCTGGTATCCCACCTGCTTTTCCAAAACCTTTTAACGTTGTGCCTCCAGATAAAAATATCATACCTTCTTTTAATTTGTCTTGTGTCACTGGTGGAAAGTCCCATTCTTCTGTGGTCGCCACTGGAGCAGTCACATATCCTCCTGCCGCTATGGCGCTTGTAGCGGCACCAGATCCACTAGCATAATAGTCTCTACCTGTTGACATATCATTTACTTCAGTCCAAGCAGATCCATCCCAAGACTCCGTGTTTCCTGGGCCACTAACAGGTTGATCACCTCCCCAAGCGATCGCTTCAGTATTAGATGAACCGGATCCACCTGCATAATTTCTGCTTGTATTTATTTCTGAAACTTCAGTCCAAGCAGATCCATTCCATGATTCAACAAAATTAGAAGGTGAGAAAGGTGATGCACCACCAGGATTAGTTCCTCTTATTCCTCCAGCAGCAATTGCAGATGTTGAAACACCGCTTGATCCTGCACCTTCTCTTAAAGTATTCATTTCTGCTAGTTCAGTCCAAGAACTACCATTATATAATTCTGTGTTATTTACTCCTAAACCTCCAGGTCCAGGTGTACTACCTGTAAAGACTAATGCAGCAGACACTGATCCTTGATGACCACATCTTCCTAATCTTCTAACTTGATTTAATTCTGCGATCTCTGTCCAAGCAGAGCCATTCCATTGTTCATTCTGTGGAGCGTCTGTATCTCCCGGAGGAATAGCGCCACCTATAATTATTGCAGCTGTGGATGTTCCCACACCACCTGAATATCTTCTACCCGTGCTTAAATCTGTTGTTTCTGTCCAAGCCGATCCATTGTATTGTTCATGAGTTGCCAGATAACCATTACCTGGATTATTTCCTCCTGCAATTAATGAAGCAGAGCTTGATGCTCCTGCCTCTCCACCACTATTTCTAGCGTTATTCATATCGGCACCACTAGCCCAAGTTCCAACGTTTACAACTGGATCTGTGTCTTTTGTTTGTATTGTTACGCCTTTTACTTCTTTATACGTTGCCATAATTAACTCGATGTAATTGTTTTGTTAGTTAAATCTGCTGTCCATTCTTCTGTTGCTGTACCAACAGGATTGGGTGATCCACCAAAAAATAAAGCACCAGTACCACTAGTACCGGCACCACCCCCTTGAAATCTAGCAGTTGCTATTTCTGCTAATTCTGACCATGAAGATCCATTCCAAAATTCTGTTTTATTATTAGCAGGAGGAGATTCATCGCCTCCAAAAGCTAGTATAGAGCTTAGGGAGGAAGCAGACACAGTTGCCCCTATTCCATATCTAGCAGTATTTAAATCTGAGACTTCTGTCCAAGACGTTCCATTCCATTCTTCAGTTTCAGCATCATAAGTAGTTCCGTATCCTCCAAAAGCTAAAGCTGCAGTGTAACTTGGTCCAGCACCAGTAAGCGTGTATCTTGAAGTATTTAAATCAGCTAGTTCAGTCCAAGTAGATCCATTCCAAAATTCTGTTTTACCTGTGTATGGTGGCTCCATTCCTCCAAAACCTATTGCAGCTGTTGATGAACCTACAAGTGCTCCTGCGTTTCTAGTTTGATTTAAATTTGCTACTTCTGTCCAATTTGTTCCGTCCCAAGTCTCTACATTAGCAGTTTTTGATGATCCATCATAACCACCTGCACATAATGCAGCTGTGTTTGTTAAACCACAACCATAAAAACATTCTCTTCTAGCTGTGTTTGTATTGTTAACTTCAGTCCAAGAAGAACCATCATATTTTTCTGTATTAGCAGATACTCCTGATGGAGATCCTGAAACAGGATCACCAGTAAAAAGTAATGCAGCTGTTGTAGTACCAGCAGAACCCACAGCATTTCTACCATCATTTATACTTGCACCAGATGCCCATGATGCACCAGGTATATCTGTTATTGTTTCTTTAAAAGCGTTTGCTGTTGAGTTAAAAAATAATTGTCCTTCAGTTATTTTTTTAAGTGTTGTTGGTGTAAATGCTGTTGTCCATAATTCACTTGAAGTTTTAAATGATGTTGGAGGTGCTTTTCCTGCAAAACTTAATGCAGAAGTATTAGACGATGAATAACCAGTAGCACCATGGTCTTTTCTAGCTGTAGATAAATCTGCAACTTCAGTCCAACTAGTTCCATCAAATGATTCAGTTTTAGTTGTTTGGGTTCCTAGTTCTCCTCCGTTTGTAAGTAAAGAATTTGAATCGCCAGATAATGTATTAGAATATCTAGCTGAGTTTAAATCTGCAACTTCCGTCCATGATGAACCATTCCATTGTTCTGTTAGAGCTAGATTTCCAGACGAATAACCACCAACTGCAGATGCAGATGAACTAGATTGACCAGAGGCAGAGCCTTGACTTCTTGCTTGGTTTAATTCAGCTCCTGCTGCAGTCCAATTAGTTCCATCCCAAACTTCAACTGCATCAGAAGGACCATTTCCACCACTTACTAACCCTGATGTAGATGTACCTGCACCTGATATGTTCATAGCAAATCTTGCAGTATTTAAATTATTAACTTCTGTCCAACTAGAGCCATTCCAAGTTTCTGTATTGCCATACGTCGTAGGGTGATTTCTACCACCACACGCAACTGATGCAGTATTTGTTGCACCAAAACCAGCTAAAGAATTTCTTGATTGGTTT